CTGAGTAGTGAAATCTAAATTCTTCATCAGCAGTTTCTCTCCACCATTTTTTAAGATGCTCATTTATTTGTACATGGTCAACAAGTATTTTATCCATTTTTAATTTTGGAAAATCTAAGTATACTGTTTCTTTTGCTCCTTCATCAACTAACTGTCTCTGATTATAATCAAATGATTCTTGTGTCTCAGACATAAACTCATCCTTTATATCTGCTTCAACACCACCTTCATTACCCATTTTATCCCATGGTTGATCAGGATTTATTATCTCTTGATCAGGTGTTTGTTCGTCATCAAATGTTCTTTCTTCTTTCTTATCACCCTTACCTGTAGATAAATCTTCTAATGGATTGTTATCATCAGTTCCATCCTTATCGTTCTCAACATATACTGGATCAGATGTTTCATTAGTATTATCCTTATCTGGATGACTATCTAACTCTGGTAACTGCATGTTTACTTCTTCTTCAACATCCTTAAGATGCTCATATAAACGAAGACATAGATCTAAAACTTCTTCAAAAGTTTCTAGATTCTTACATTCTTCAACTATAGGTAATTCTCTTGGTTGGAAAGGAATAACTTCAAATGCACCTAACTTGAAGTATAGATTAATACGATCAATGAAAGCAAACTCAGTAAAATCTTTACCATCTATTTCAAAGAAATCTTTTACATGTAATTCTTTGTATCCTCTATAGAAACTTTTTGACAAACCACCATATCTTCTTTTCATTAACTTCTCAATACGTGCATCTTCTATTACGTTTACGAATGAAGGAGGAATATCTTTATACTTATCTTTCTTCCATTCTTCTACTGGTGTATATAATGCATGACCAACCTCATGACCTACAAGCATATCATAAACATTATCAGATGCATCCCACATAGGTAAACATAGTACTCTAGTTTCTACATTAAAGAATGCAGTAGATACTTGTCTGTGCTCAACTATGAGGTTTTCTGTTGCTAGTAGTTTAGCAAGATTGTCTTTTACTTCAAAGTTTTTCATGACTGTTCGATTAATATAATACCATTATTACACGAAAACCGCCCCTTGGGACGGTTGAGTAGACGGTTTAATAACTGTCCACGTCTTTTCTTGGCAGCACGTAATGCTTGCGGTTTCAAGGTACGCTTCTGCTGTTTCTTAGAGTGATGTTGCCAGTTCGGAAGTTGTGCCATCGTACTGTTTTGGTTTAGAGAAATTCTTATACTTAGTAAACTCTATCACATTGTCAAACTTATCGACAATCTGTTCACCTTTATGTGAGATAACAAACACATTATTACCATCAGTGATATTGTATAGTATTTTCATAAAGTCCTGTGTACCATTAGAATCCAAAGAACTATCAAAGATCTCGTCAAGGATAAGAATATTTGTATTAACTGAATTCTTTAGTTTAGCGATCTCTCTCCATGTAAAGAGTAATGCTAAATCAATTCTCATCTTCTCTCCTTCAGAGAAAGAAGCATAGGAGAACTCGTCTCTAAACCTTGACTTGATTGTCTCATTAAACATCTCATCAAGATTAAAGTTGACATAGAACTCTAACTTCTGAAGGTATTTATTAATAAGATCATTCATTACAGGGAGGTACTTTCTAATGATAGATGATTTTACACCTCCATCTTTAAGAAACTCTGACACCATTTTAAGATCTTCTCTTTTGTTGATGATTTCTTTTCTTAGTATTTCTTTCTCTCTACCTTGTTGTATTATATTTAATAACTTATCTTTTTCTTTTTCAACAGAACCATCATCAGTTTTTATAGATTCAATTTCTTTCTGTATCTCTTTAATTTTCTTTGTCTTCCAGTTTATATCACTCAATGATTGTTTTATTTTAATTTGCGATTCTTTAATAAGAGTAGATATTTCATTACGTTCATTTAAATCTTTACTTAGCATATTATGGTCTTTTGTAATTTTATCTAATGCTTCATCTAACTTAGTAATTTTATCTTCATCAGTAGATACCATACTATCACGCAAATCAGATTTTATATCCTGATGGCAGGTGGGACAACTTGCATTACCTTTAAAGAATTTAATTTCTTTTCTTAAATCTTTAATCTTACTATTGAATGTTACTTTGAAATCTCTTAACTTACGTATCCTATCAGTAGGATCTTCTCCTTCTGATAATTCAAATGTCAAACTATCTACCTCTCTCATATCAAGTTCTACTGCTTCGTCTGCTATAGCGATCTGTTCTCTCAATGATTCTATATTTTCATTCCAGTGGGATACATTACTCTGACTTTGTTTTCTTAAATCTTCTATCAATGTTTTTTGTACTGTAACTTTGTCCTTCAATAAAGACATAGCATTTTCTACATCAAACACTTCTTCTTTATTAACTTTAATCCTTTCCTTTAATATAAGATTCATTGTAGAAAATATTCTTATATCAAGTATGTCTTCTATAACATCTCTTCTACCTGGTGCAGACAACTGCATAAAAGGAACAAAGGTACTTGATCCTAGTACAACTATCTGAGTGAATGATTTATAGTTCATCTTCAGAACATTCTGTTCCAACCACTTCTGTTGATCATTGGTTGCAGAAGCTTGATCTAGTAGTGTACCATTCTTATAAATTTCAAATACATTTGGTTTTATCCCTCTTACTACTTTCCATTGTATTTTTCCAATATCAAATTCTAACTCTACTTTACAATCTCCACAGTTAACTGTATTGACTAGTTGACTCTTATTAATTTTACGAAATGGTTTACTGAATAATGAAAAGCATAGTGCATCTAAAATGGTTGACTTACCAGAACCATTTTCTCCAACAATCAATGTTCTTTCATGACCATTTAGATTTACTTTAGTAAAGTTGTTTCCTGTACTCAGGAGGTTTTTCCATTTTATAGATTTAAATTCAATCATACTCTTGGTGGAATAATAATGTCATCAGGGGTAACTACACAATAAGTATATCCATGGTCTTCACATATCTGTACTGCAATATCATCTTCAACTTTAATAATCCTCATGTCAGGATAATCTTCTGCCTTTAATAATTCGGCATGTCTTTCTGCATCTTCCTCCTCCTCAAACAAATACAAAACATTATTTGATCCAACGTTGGGAGCATATGCACCTTCGTCCTCCTTTCCTTTCACTGTTAAAATAAACATTATTCTAATTGGATGGACTCTGAATATATGGAATTAACAATTGATTTTAAATTGTCTTTACCATGATAATCAAGGTGGTCAATATACTTTTCTAAGTATGTTAGAGTCCCCTCTATCTCAATGTCGCCAGTTTCTGGAACGAATTGAACTGTGTTATCAATAATTTTTAAATCATGTATACCCATATTATAGAGTCGTTCTATTAAATTGTCAAATTCATAATAGTTATCTTTCTTTTCAACTATGAGTTTTATAAACTTATCCTTATACTTCTGAATGTTTAAGGTTTGATAGTTTGTAGTAGAATCATCATAGAAAATCTTCTCAAACATATAGTGAGGATTTTGTATGAATTTTAATTTCCTAGTTTTTGTATTGTATAAATGGAATCCTCTTGTCTCAGAAAAGTCATTCCAATATGTCTGATAAGGATTACCAAGGTATCTTATATTGCCATTACTAGATCTAGTATGAAAGTGACCAGAGTAAACGTTCTTAAACCTATCAAACTTTTCTATACTTAAACCATGATCCATAACAAAACCAGCATGTGCCTCGAATCCTTTGAACTCTAAGTGACCCATGCATATATCTGCTTTAGTATTGTTTATCTCTTCATATGTGTCTACTTCATTCTCTATACAAATCCAAGGAACAAAGCAAATATCTAAACCTTCTATATTAAGAGTACTTGCTTTCTCTATACATTGTACATTGTCATAATGATTAAGGAGTAAATCAACTGTATTGATATTCAATGTATTCTTGTAATAGGCAGTATGATTACCAACCAAGGTATATAATTTTATACCCATGTCAGCAATTCTATCAAAATACTTTTCCTTTGCCCAGTTTAATGACCAGAAATCTATTTGTTTTCTATTGTCAAAGGTATCTCCTAGATCTAACAATGTTTTAATATTGTTTTTCTCTAGAGTAGGAAAGAATGTATCATTATAAAATTCTTCCATATAGTCATGGAACACTTTACTACCTTTACGTAATCCAAAGTGTTGATCAGTAATAATTCCTATCATTGACGATATCTCTGCTCAAGTGATGTCTTGATACCCTCATACTCTGCTTTGTTTCCATAAGCATCAGCAGAGAATAGTTCGTTATGACCTGACTTCTCTATTATTTTAGTTTTTATATCTACTTGTTTCTTTTCCTTTTGTATCCTACGTAAGAATGCATAGTAAATTATCTGTGTGAAGTATGCAAAAGGGTTTCTAGATTTATTAGGATCAAAGTTATCAATATATGTAATACAGTTCTCTATACCATCACCTATCATGTCATCTTTAAACATATAGTTGACAAAATTAGGTTTATATGATAAATGTTGTGCTATCTTTAAAAAACACCCTCCTATGTATTCGCCTACAGCAGGTTTCTTTAGTCCTTTTAACTTAGCAATTTCTACATTGTCTTTGTAGTCAATAATTGCTGTTAAGAACTCTTTATTGTTAACGTAATGTTCCTTGCTTTTAGCCATTAAATGTATCTATCCCAGTGTGTCTATCATAACATATTTTAGGGGACTTGACAAGTGGTTGTAATGTGTGTATAATAACTGTGTCAACGGTTAAGGGATAACACTAAGATTTATCTGGATCTTCTTTATTAAACTCTATACGAAACACTGTCTCAAGATAATCTCTTGCTAGATCTACAGATCCAATCAAACCAGTTTCTTCATTTAATGATATACGACCTTTTGTTCTCTTTTGTGGAATAGGAGGTCTTTTTGTATGACCTTGCATCTTAGCATACTTCTCTGCTTCTTTTAATTTAAGTAATGTAGTTTCATAGAACTGAGCAACGTAAGAACTCATTTCTTTTACACACAATAAGTCCTCTCCATATATTGTAAAACTATTCTCATGTGATACTTTCATCCAAGGTTTTATCTTTACACCTGACATAAGACCAGGAATATCTATTTCTTCAACACAGATTGGATTCTCAATAACCAGTAGGTCATCTTCAGGACATGCTTCTTTTACAAAACATAAGATCTCTTCCTCTGATTTGAATTTGATACTAGCGTAAAATGAATCCATGTTACTGTTTAAGTTTTATTTTAATAAGTTCATAGTCGAAGTTTTCTTGATTGTATATTTTTACCCGTTCAAATAAATGGTTGAGAGTGTAGTTGGGGTTTTTATTATCTTTAGTTGTATCATCAGCAATATCATATAACACTGCTGAATTCTTATTTTCACCTTTCCTTAGTACTCTTCCTATTGATTGGAGGTTTCGTACTCTGGATTTTGATGGTGATGAAAAGATAATGTTGTGAAGACGTTTAATGTTAATTCCAGTTGAGAAGGTGCCGTAACTGGCAACAATGATTGCATTGTCTTCATTTTCGGTAATGCTTCTAACTTCTTCACGATCTTTAGTTTCTACTCCTCCATGGACTAAAAACACTTTACGTCCCGTGGATGCACTATTATTTATCATATCATAAAGTGGTTCTCCGTGCTTCTCTACGTAATTAAATAGCACCAATGTATTTCCACTAAGATCTAATGCAAGTTTTTTAATAAAGTTATTCCTTCTTTCATGAGTTACTATCCATTCTATCTCATCTTGATAAGTATCAAATTTAATATATGGATGTTTTAATGTGATAATCTTTATCTTCAACCTAGACAAGTGACCTTGTTTAATTAACTCGTTCGTGTTAGTTACCTTATCATGAGGTCCGAATAGTCCTTCTAGTACTAACTTATTTGTTTTACTACCATCTAATGTACCAGTAAATCCTATACGATACTTTGCATGGTGTAGTTTAGTGAGTATTTCCGTCAGTGATTTA